AGGGCGAATATGTCCAGGATGGAGTGATTTGGTATCCTAGTTAAAATGCTAAATATTTTGACATCATAAGGAAAATAAATGCCATCACTTAGCTCCTTTATTAACGCCAGCCAATATTCTACTCAAAGTACTACTCTTGATTTGTTGAGCGGTATGAAGTTGGGTTCACCATACGCCGGAATCACTTTTAATGGTCTTAACGGTGCAGCCGGTAATGATCCCGGTGGTTTATTTGGTTGGTTGGTATATGCTAGAGCAAATCTCTATACCACTCCAAAGGGCACAACATCCTCTACTTACATCGTATACACGACACCACAGGAGCTAGTTGGTGATTTAAACCAATTGTCTGGTATAACATCTTGTTTAATTTCAGCTCCATCTGCAGGTGGAACATATGGATTTTTCCAAACAGCAGGAACAGTAGATAATAAGGTGCAACTTATAGCCAGACCAGCTGGAGTAGATTTTCTTAATGCACTTAATTTACTAGCATATGGTAGTACATTGGTTGTTGTTGGTACTCCAAGTGGATTTAATGATTATACTGCAACTACAGAAAATTATTTAGATGTTATTGTAGGACAAGAAGCCAATACTTCACTGTGTACTTGGTTGATTGATCAACCATATACAACGGGAATTTTCCCTTCCATTGCAAGTTCTAATGGTATAACTGGCAGTGGTTACACTATGGCAAATTATGCCTCCTTATTTGGAAATGCTTCTTTAGTAACAGGATTGACTGTTGCAAACAGAATATTTAATGTATATGGTACAAAAACTGTTTCAAATTTAGATACTTCAACATTACAATCTAACAGTCAAATCACATATACAATACCAACTTCTACAGATGTTGGTGGATTCTTTGCCCGAGCCAAAAATCGAAATGAATTAAATCTTTCTGTTGCTGGTCTTGACAGATCAACAATTCTTAATGGAAATGTTACTACAGCCATTGACTGGAATGATTCACTAAAAACCACACTAAGAAATAATAAAGTAAATTTCTTTGTTAATTATAATCCAAAATTCTTAGGTTCTGATATTGTTGGAGCAACATCTAGTACAACTATTACAAGTGATGATAGAGTTGGACCTTCAAGATTACGTTCAACGTTAAGATATAGTTTTGATCAAATTGGTCTAAAGTATCTGTTTGAAATTAATAATTCTACAACTCGAGCACAAGTTACTTCAGAAATTGAAAGTGCAATTGATCCATATCTAGCATTTATCGATACAACCAAAACACAAATTATTTGCGATAGTTCTAATAATGTTGATAATTCTGGTTCTTTAAATATGATGGTTGTAATCAAACCAATTCTAAGTATTGACAGTTTTGTAATTAATATTACACTCACACAATAATGCCAAGTAATAATTCAATAACAACTTTTAAAGAGGGGTTTTATGGTGGTACGAGAGCCAATCGGTTTATTGTTCAACCAGCGTGGCCATCTACTATTAACGTTAGTGTAGCAGATTCATCATTTAAAATGGTTTCGGCATCTTTACCGGCTTCAACTATAAACACCATTACTGTTCCGTATCGTGGTAGATTAATCAATTTTGCTGGAGATAGAATGTATGCTCCATGGAATGTTGGAATCTATGATGACAATAATACCAATAATATCTGGAAGGGGTTACAGCAGTGGGCAGAATTTATGGATGGTCATTATACCCACAAAGTAAAGGGTAATGATTATTCATATAAAAATCTGCAAACTACTTGGAAAATGCAACAATTAGATGCAAACGGTGTAATTTTAAAAACTATAACATTATATAAATGTTGGCCATCTGTGGTTGATGAAATAAGTTTGAATATGGCAGAACCAGGATTTGTTGGCTTTAGTACAACTCTTACATTTGATTATATTAAAATTCAAGATAAAGAGAACTATAATAGTTAAGATTAAATAACCATGCTAAATGATTTTAAAAATAACTTTTTTGGTGGAACACGTTCTAATAGATTTAGAATAGATGGTTCATTTCCAACGGGTGGTAAATTTACAGATTTTCATGTAAGGTCTGCTACTCTTCCAAGAGTTACAAGTAAAACTTTAAGTTATGATTATTTTGGTAGAAAATTTCATTATCCTGGTGAAAGAGATTATGGAACTTGGAATATAACGATATGGGATGATGTTGGAACTAATAATTTGTGGGGTCAATTAAATAGATGGCAAAATTTAATAAATGACCATGATAACAATAAGTCTGCATTACCAAAAAAATATAAAGCAGGTAATTGGAAAATACAACATTTAGATTTAAATGGAAACATCAAACCTTTAAAAGAATATGTTTTACATGGATGTTGGCCTGCTAGCATTCAACCAATGCAAATGAATATGGGTTCTCCCAACGTGTTAAATAGTTATACTGTAATGATTGTTTTTGATTATATGGAAATTACAAACATTACAAAGAGAATATAAGGTGAATTATGGAAATTGATATATTTGGATTTCAGTTTGGAAAAAAGAAAACCACCAAGGAAGATCAAAAAAATGATGCAATGGCATCTTTTGCAGTTCCAGAAGTATTTGATGGAACTGTAACTATTGAGGCTGGTGGTTTCTTTGGTACTGCACTTGATTACGCTGCAACAATGCGTGATGAAACACAGTCTATTATTCAATACCGAAATATTTCAATATATCCAGAAATTGATGCGGCTGTAGATGAGATTGTGAACGCATCAATTGTCCCAGGTACAGATCATACACCAGTTAAGTTAGATTTATCAAAATGTCCAATATCTGATAATATTAAAACAAAAATATATAAAGAGTTTGATACTGTAATTCATCTATTAGATTTTAATCACAAATCATACGAGATCTTTCGTAGATGGTATGTAGATTCAAAGTTGTTTTATAATATTGTAATTGATAAGGATCTTCCGGGTCAGGGTATTCAAAGTATTGTTGCTATTGATCCATTAAAGATTAAAAAAGTTCGTAAGTTTAAAAAAGAAATGGATAAGTTTGTTCAGCATACGCATACTCCTGTTCAATTAATTAAAGAAATTGAAGAGTATTATGTTTATACAAACAATGATAAAGAATCACCAGTAATGACTGGTCCTCAAGGACTTCATTTATCCCTTGATAGCGTTGTATATGTTCCATCTGGACTGGTTGATCTTAATACAAAACGTATTTTAGGATATCTACACAAAGCCATTAGACCCCTAAACATGTTGCGTCAAATGGAAGATGCTATGTTGGTTTATCGCATTGCTCGTGCTCCAGAACGTAAAATCTTTTATGTAGACGTTGGTCAACTACCAAAAGCCAAAGCCGAACAATATATGCGGGATATGATGAGCAGATTTCGTACAAAACTTACATACAACCAAGAAACTGGTGAAGTAAGAGATGAACGAAAGATGATGTCTGTGCTTGAAGATTACTGGCTTCCACGTAGAGAAGGATCCCGTGGAACTGAAATTACAACTATTCCTGGTGCACAATCAACTTCACAAATTGAAGATATTGAATACTTCAAAAAGAAATTGTTTGCATGTCTGAATGTTCCAATTAGCCGTCTATCGGCTGAATCAACAGGTTTCAATATGGGACGTTCTACTGAAATTACAAGAGAAGAAATTAAGTTTTATAAATTTGTTGATCGTATTAGATACCAATTTTCTCGTTTATTTATGGATACCTTACGAGTTCAGTTACTTCTTAAAGGTGTAATGACTCAAGAAGATTGGGATGTTTTAAAAACAGATATCAAGTTTGTATTTAATACAGATAATTATTTCTGGGATCTCAAAGAATCTGAAATTCTATCCGAACGTCTTAAGATGCTTTCGTTTGTTGAACCATACATTGGTAAATACTTCTCAACTGATTTTGTTAAGACTGATATTCTCAAACAACTTCCAGAACAACTCAAGGTTATGGAAAAACAAATGGTGGTTGACAGACAAAGAATAGCACAAGAACAAGCAGCTTTAGCAGCACAACAAGCAGCCCAAGAAGGTGGACAGCAATAATATCCCATGAATAATAATAAATTATTATTAAAATCTGGCATAGAAAACATCATTTTTAAAAATGATGAGAGCTTTAAGCAAAGTATAATTAAAGTTTTGGCTATTAAACTTAATGAAACTATAAAAGAAACTGAATTATTAGTATCTAAAACACTGTTATATAGAGAATCAAGTACACCAGAAAATCAAACTTTAAGTGAATTTATAGACTTTGTAAACAACTTTAAATCAGGAAATTATAAGTTTCAAAATGGTTCGAATATAAATATTACTGATTCAGATATATTGCATATTAAAAATTTATTTGAATCATTGAATGTTAAAAATAGAGAACGTATGATTTCTGAATTATTTATTGATGGTACGACATTTAAGCAACATTTAACATTTTCACAGAAGGTAAGAAATTTATTATGAAAAACAATATCCGTCAAATGCTCAAGACCGTAGTAGAAGAAAATGCTGTTGCATTCAAAGAA